TGACAGATGACCTAAAACTGCTTTACTATCTTGTCCAAGAACCATACAACATGGAACGACAGCCCCTTCTCTTCTTCCAGTCCCTCCAGCCCTTACAATTAGATCTGGAGAGAATGGTCTACCACAACTACGTTTCTTCTTACCTATTCTCCAATCAACGTCAAGCTGTCCTGACCAGTTATGCATTTTCCAAATTGAAGCTTTTATTCCAGGAACATGATCAATCCAATTTCTTCTATAAGATGCTACTTCATAATTAACTCTATTGTTATCTAATATAAGATGATATGATCCTATACTTCCTCCATATTCAATTGCTGCATTAGCATTATCCATAACATTAAAGAAAGCATCTTTGCTCATTTGTTCTTTATACAGGTTAGGGGTATATCCAGTTACCGATATACGTGCAAAGTGCATACCAGCATCAATTGTTTTTTTCATAATGTCATCCTTAAACCAAAATCCATTGGTAATAAATGACATTTTAAACCCTTTATCTGTACCTGCTTTAACAAAGTCGGGCAACTTCTTATTCATTGTAGGTTCACCAGATCCTTCTAAGTATATTTCTTGAACTTCTGAATCTTGAAGTTGATCTAATATATTTAAGAACATCTGATAATTCATCATTCTTTTAAATGATTTTTCTCTGCCATCATCAAAAGAATGTGGGCAAAACTGACAGCTATAGTTACACGATCCACATATCTCTATAACTGCTTTGCTTATTGGTAATTTTACCGTTGCCATATCTGTACTCCTGGTTTATCATAAAGACGTGCAATATGATACCAAGATGTATCAGACCCCACATACAACTTACATCTCTGTATTTGTCTAACTTTACTTATAACTTGTGCCGCGCTTTCAAAGTTTCTGGAATCCCCAAGATCAATTACATTCTCCATTTCAACTTCAACATCAAGAATTTTTATCTGATGATGGGGTTTATCTGATGAGAATCTTGATCCTAGTATCCAAGAAGATACAACATGTTTTTCTTGATTATCACACGGAGCAAGATAATCTTTCATTAGATGTCTTATCTGATGATTGGTAAGTCCAGGATCAAAGTCTTCTTCTCCGTTGTCTCCAACGTAAAGAGGGTTTACATTATTAAACATAAAATTGTACACAGGCATATATTCATACACTTCATTAATCAGACCTTGTGGTAAGTAAGAAAGATCACCTTCAAAGAAAGCATCTGCATAGATAGTTCTTTTTAAATTTAACCAAACTGCTCCTTTAAACATTTTTCCATTCCTTTTCAAAAACACTAGCTGCCTCTTGTAATGACATGTCATACAACTCTAACCACTTCAATCCAAGCAATTCGTTCTTATACCAGTTGTATGCATCTTCTCTGGATCCTAACGTGACATAGTCATCCCAATCAATTAAGTATGGTTTGTTATCACTTGTTTGATAAATTATATTGTAGTGTTGAAGATCCCGCTTTGACCAATCATATCCTAACGAATCAATTAATGTCAAATAGTTAGATATGTTTTCATTATAACCTTTAAGGTTTACAGGTTTATGATCAATGTATCGTTGAGTGACGACATAACAATTATCTCTTGATTCTTCTGAAACAAAAAGTTCTGGTTGCGCTATCTTCATAAGTCGTGTGGCAAACTTTACATCTTCAATGAAATCTTTAGTAAAGTAATGTTTTTCAACATAAAGATTATTTCTATTAATAATCAGATGAGATCTACCCAGTAAGTTCTCACCCTCCTCTAGTATTAATTTCATTCTTCATTCTCATAAATAAATGTGTGCTCCCGTTGCTCTTTCTTTTTAAAGAGAGACTTAACGCGATATAAAAAAAACTTTATTCTATACTTTATATTCTTTGTAATTCTCATTAAACATCTCCGCTAATTTTATGTGTCCTTGTTTGTTTGGATGAGCATCCCCATTGCCTACTCTCTCTTCAGCTGTAAGATTTTTATCAAAGAAATATCCCCCTAGGCTAGGTACAAACGGCCATCCAATAAGATCTATGTCATTCAAACTGTCCATAATATCAAAGTAGTCACTATTTAACAATTCGTTTGTTATTGCGTTTCTTGTTGACTTATTGAACCCAGACAACGGTTGAAGCATTTGAAACACATGCAACTTGATTCCACGTTGTTTGCAAAGCTGTTGTAGAATGTAGATATCTCTTAATGTATCGTCAATCATTGTTTTTATTGATAGAGGAGTGTTGAAGATAGCTTTTATTTGAGATTCTTCGTTACCAGTTAGTCTTTCGAGTGCTTGAATATCCTGCTGGCTTATCTTTGTTTCTCTTTTACCGTAAAGAGTGTCTTTAATTTTATCAGGTGCACCATTAAATATTTGAGGATTGAACGCTCTACCTCTAATAGAAAACCTTACCCATTGACTCAATGCTATAATTATTCTACTAACATTGGAGTTTTTTAATAATGCATCAATAGCATTTCTGATTATCAAATCGTTGCCTATCCCTGATTCCGAAACATTAATAACTTTGTCGTCAAACGATAACTGATCAGCCCATATTTTCCATGGAGCTTGGATTGGTATTCCTGGTTCAATTAAAACTCTTAGATTGTTTTTACTAAAACTGTCACCTGATATAATTATCATAATACGCCTCGTATATTTTGTTAGCTATCATTTCGTGACCTTTATCGTTGGGGTGACTGTCTTCTGGTCCAAATGATTTATCAGTTTCCCTAATAAGATCATCTATTGTATTGCCTCCTATTGATTTAAGTGTAGGCCAATCCACAAAGGTTTCATTGTCAATGTGATTAAAAAGATTTTCATCTAGTAAAGTTTGAACAATCTCCTTAATAGGAGATTTATTTTTATGTTTTGAAACAATATATTCTATAGGACTAATTGCTTGAATAAAGATATGATTAATATTATTAGAGTTGCAGTAGTTTTGTATAACAAATATATTTGTCAACCAATCGTTTATTGATTTACTCATATATCTGCTCCACATGTGTTGCTTAACAATATACTCTCCTAAAGCAATTGCTGGCTCAATCATTATTTTATATCTGTTGACTTTATGAACAGAATTGTTGTAGTGCCCAATAGGATCAATGCTGATATCCTTAGTGAATCCAGTTTTGTTTATTGTAGATTCCCAGTGAGACACTCTACCAGCATTAGTCCAAGCTATGCAAACACAATCAGGATCACCATTAACAGCAATGTAATTAAAAAAATCTCTTAGTATAAAGTTGTTACTAGCACCGACATAAGCACCATTGTACAGCAGCCAATCGTCTCCTAGTTTCTTCTTTACAATTTCTGGCCAACACGTTGTTAATCCTGTTTGATATTTTTTAGACCAATAATCCTTATCTGTAAAACTATCACCACAACAATACAATTTCTTCAAAACACTTTTACTCCATATAGCTTTTCAAAACCTTTTGCATGCTTTATATTATCAACCATAGGTTTACCCTTTACATTCAAAGAAGTATTCAGTAGCATTGGACATTGAGTTTGTTCATACCATTCTTCGAGTATAGGTCTTAACACAGACTTACAATCCTTCTTTACAACTTGAACTCTAGCTGTGCCATCAACATGAGTTACTGAACGATGGTCATGTTTTGCCACCGCCACATACTGCATATATTCGTTCATAGGACCAGTAAAGTATTCATCTGCATATTCTTCCAATATGGCTGGAGCAAATGGTCTGAATCTTTGACGTTGCTTTATGTCATTGACTGTATCTTTAATATCCAAACGAGGATCGGCTAGAAGACTTCTATTGCCTAATGCTCGTGGTCCAAATTCAGCCTTACCATTCGCCACCCCACAAACAGAGTTATCTAATAAGTACTTAACTACTTCTTTTGGGTTTACTTCTCTGTCTATGTTGGTACCAAGATAAGGACTAACCCAGTTAAGTTGTTTGTCAAGATAAGCAGCTGCAGCTCCTAATGATGATCCAGCATCACCTGGATTTGGAAATATCCACACATCATTAAATAGTGGTCTTATCTTAGTATTTGCAACACAATTAAGAGCTACCCCTCCACCATAGCATAAATAAGCAGAGTATGATCTCGCCTTTGTCATAATATTAATTATTTCTTTTTCGAGATATTTTTGAGCACTAGCAGCCAAAGTATTTTTATCTACCGCAGGCATATGCAGCCCCCTACAACCCCTATGTAGATTGTACTCAGAAAGATACGAAAGGTCAACAGGTAAAGACCCATATGCAGCCATCCCCATTAAGATATATTCATCTTCCATAGGCTTCAAACCAACATAATCTGTGATTGCCGAATAAAATAATCCTAAAGATTTAGGATATCGCATTGACCATTTCTTCTTTTTATTATACCATATAGAAGCCGTATCCCATTCACCTATAGCATCAATTACGACACAAACAGGTTCTTCTTTGAATGGTCTGGTATAGTAGGCAGCAGCGGCGTGCGACCAGTGGTGATCAACATAGGCGTTATGCTTATCTCTAGTGACCCAACTCTGGCCATATAATAGTCTTCTTATGTTCTTTTTAAATGGTTTTTCATAGAAGACTGTAAAGCCATTGATATCGACATGAAGTTTACGATCATTCTTTTTTCTTGAGTGTCGCTCACTGTGATGAGCTTCAATAATATCCTGCCCCTCTAAATAACAATAAGCAGCATCGTGAAACCCATAAGACAATCCAATTGTAGTCATAGTATATCCAATGAAAAGATTAATTTACAGTATTTATATCGACATTCCCAAAGAGCTATTAGACCCTCAGCCTCCTCATCACGGAGAGACAGAGGATAAAAATATCAAAGCAAAACGTCAGTTTGCTGAACACTACCCTTGGCTGTTACAAAAGCAGATAGATTATGCAGCTACCATTGGAGCTGAGTATAAGCACTTTACATACGATGACAAATATCAAAAGTTAAGAGAATGGTATAATGAGACTTATCCATTCATAACAGAATACAACATTGTAAACTTCTATAAGATTCATCTAATGTATGAACTAGCAGAACAATATGATGAGATACTTTACCTTGATCTAGATGTGTTACCAGTGACAGAAGAGAACTTCTTTGAAGCTCATGATTTATCTAAAGGAATAGCAATCAAGAAAAATTCTCATGGAATGCATATGAACAAAGATTTTATAAAGCATAGAGAAGATCTTTATGAAAGGAAAGGCATGGCTGGGGGAAGTATAAGAAGCCCAATGGCTAAGTGGTGGAATTCAAAAGCTCTGTGTTTGGAATATGGTAAGCCTATAGAAGATATTCCAGTTTACAATACTGGTATTGTGGGTTTCAACAAATACTGGCTAGACAAACTAGAATTCTTTGAAGATTTTGAAGAAACGCTTTATGAGATGAAAGAGCTATGTGAAGATGAACACACTATGTATCCAAAGTTTGCACAGGCTCTATTTGGATACGACAATGAGACTATCTGGGGATTCAAGGCTCATATGAATGATGTTCCATCTGTATGGTTGGATGGTAGATGGCATACGTTTCTTGACAAGATGACAATCATTCCCAGTAAGTCTAAATTGGTTCATATTATCAACAAGAGCTTTGACGAAGTGAGAGATTGGTATGAAAAGAATAATATTTAGCATATATGGTGATAATGTTAACAATGTTGGTGAAAGTGTAACAGATTATAAATCAAATAACTTTCGCGCATATAAAGATCAGTTAGTTAAGTGTAAACAAGTGTATGCAAATAAGTGCAAAGCTGACTTTGTTTTGATAGACACTTCTCTAAACAACTTTGTGGATATACAATTTGAAAAGATAAGACTGTTAGAAGAGTTTGCGCGTTCGTATGATGAGGTTCTGTACTTAGACTTTGATGTTATTCCTAATTATTCAGCAAGAAGCATCTTTGATAGTGTTGATACTTCGAAGTTAAGTATGCACCCTCTCAATAGACCTCTCAATGGGATTTATTTAAGAGGCGCGTTACTATCAGATTGGCTAGACTCTCAAAGCATGTACGTTAAGACATGCTCTAAAAGATCTATGCTACTACTAGAAGGAATAAACGGTAATAATTTAACATATAACACTGGAGTAGTGTTAGGCAATTCCGAGATTATAAAACAAGTTAATTTTACAGAACAGCTAGATGATATGCATGAGTTGTTAGAAGAAGCATGTGAAGACAATCTTTACCCACCAGAGATATCAAGGCATTTTGTTCCCAACAATGAAGTTTACATTAGCTATTTGATTGAGAAGAACAACATTCCTCATCACGATCTATCAATGAACTGGAATTTTATTCTTGATGATGTTAAAGAGTATGCAACAGCGTCTGCTGAATTAATTCATGCAGTAAATAAAAACTTTGATATGTTTAAAATGCTTCTGGATTACAATGCTTAGAGTCATTTGTGTGTGCACCGGAAATAAATTTAAACAGTGGTATGTCGACAACTTGAAATACCAAGTAGACAAGTACTCTAAGTTACAGTATGATGAATTTGTAGTTATAACAGATGATAACTATGATGGTGTCTTCAACAAACTACAAATGTTTGATAGGTATAGAGACGGACAGAACATCTATTTTGACTTGGATGTTCTGATAAAAGGAGATTGTAACAGCTTTCTTAAAAAAGATTTCACACTATGTTTTGCTCATTGGAGAGATGAATATCATACAAGAATTAATAGCTCTATCATATCTTGGTATGGAGACGTATCACACATCTATGAGATGTTTCAACAAGATCCTGATTATTACATGACAAAATACTATCGTGGTATTGATCAAATGTTATATGAAAATATTGAATATAAAGTCTATCCCAATACTGATACATACTGCTCTTATCAAACAGTTACAGAAGAATTACCTTTTAACGTATATCTTTTTAATCAGAGACATCAGAAGATGCTTGAGCCTGGCTGGCATCAAAAATTTCAATTGCCGCTCTCAGAGCATCGATAGGAGTATTGGACCTACGGATTTTCTTCTTTAGATCTTTGTCCTTACATTGCTTAACAAACTCTTTTTCAAACAATTGAAGTTTAAAGAAGAACAGTTTTTCCTTATGAAGTTTTTCATTATAAGGGTCAAAGATTAAATCAATAAGGATCTTATGAAAGTCGCTAGTGCCCCCATCATCTAAGTTAACTAACCATCCTTTTTCTTTAGCAATTTCAATAACCTGATCCTTAAATGCTTGTTCAGATTCCTTTGTATATGTCCAAGTGTTTTCATGAATCTCATCTACAGTAACATGCTCGAGTAGTTCCTTCCACTGAGGATCTTCATCTTTTGTTTCCATAATGATTTCTACTAGTGCACCTGGATTATCAGGATCTTCCCAATAACTCATTACTGAATCTCTTTGTTCATTTCTAAAGTATGCATTGATGTATCTAAAATTATTCATTTGATTCTTCCTCTACTGTGCACCACCGTTTACATTGCCTAAGCGCTTTATCATTAGACCAAGATTCAATTAACTCATCCCACCACGGATGTTCATTAATTGAATCAAAGTCATTCTTAAAAATATTTAGGTCATCTTTATAATGATCGTACTGATGCATTATGTGTTGGTTTTCTCTGTACCCTGATTTTTCTCCTGAAGCTCGACTTTGATAATCATTGTTTACTAAGTAGCAACAAGGATACACTTGACCATCAATATTGATTACCATTTGATTAAGCTCACGCCACTTACATTTAATCATTTAAGTACACAACTCCAGATGGCATTTTTTTTCTATATATTTCTTCAACAGAGTGTTTGGTTACCATATCAGTAACAGTAGCAGCTTCTAATATGTCCTGCTGTCCACGCTCGTTTATAAAACTGAAGCTGTCGTTTGTAAATGTGGGAGCTGAATAAAATCTATCAGTAACAAGCCACTTGTGAGCATATGCTCCATATGATTTAACTAAGTCAGATATTTCTGCAATATGCTTTTCGTTATGTTTGAAGACAATAGTCAGAGCCCATGCTTCAGCAGGCGTGCTTGAGAGTTCTTTCATATGATTTAAGACTTTACTAAGCTCTGTTTTCCGTCTATATTTAGCATGCATTTCTTGTGTACTTCCATCAACCGCAAACACAACTGTAAGTTGATCTTTTCCAGCACAACCCAGTTCCCACCAAAACTCTTCATCTCTCATAGCCCCGTTAGTGTCAATAACAATCTTAGACTTACTGTTATCAGTTATATATTGAACTATGGGAAGAATGTCTTTATTCATAGCAGGGTCGCCCCAAGTCCCACAAAAATTATATTGTCTATGCCGAGAGGGGTGAGGGAATACCTTTTTAAAAGTTTCTAAATTCCATTGTAGAAGTGGTAGCCAGTCTGCTTTGCCAAGTCCGTTGGGGTTGGTTCGATGACACTGAGGGCAAGCTGCATTACAATACGTCGAAACGTCTAGCCACACATTAGGATCTCTTAACCACATTAAATAACTCCAATCACCATATATCTATCATGATTTTCGAATGGCATTGTACCACTATAGTAGATGTTAGATAAAGGTGTCTTCATCATAAACTCTTCAAGACTATCTACACAATTTACATGATCCTCAACAGAGTAGTAATTATTAGATTGAACAGCTACTATTGTTTCTTGTTTTAACGATCTGTAGATATGCTCAACATATTTCTGTTCAATATGTTCTATACTGGTGTTAATATAAACTTTACAATCAGGAACATTCAAAGTTGTATCTCTAGTTTCAAAGTTTATATTATAATCATCGAACAAGTATTCACCCATGATTTTACATCCTGGATCGATATCAGAATTGACTATTATATTGTCTGGAAATTCTTTTCTAAGAAGATATGATGTTAGTCCTAACCAACCAGCAGCAACATGTATGTCTTCCATGCCAATGTAATCTGAAAGACAGTCTACCAACCACTGCTTACCAGACCAGTGCTTGGGTCCTAGTCCGTTACCTACTTCTTTTATTCTATTGAGATTTAGTTCGTCGGGATTGTCATAAATATATTCAACGAGCTTGAAACCTCGTTTCAAGATTTGATTATCCATTATATAATCTTATTAAGTATTCCGACAACTGTCTTTGCAGTTGTTTTTTTATCAGACATTTTCTTTAACATCTCAACAACATTTTCTTGATTATTGATAACCGTAAGAAATTCCACAACGTCTTTTACTGACTTCTCTAAGTCTTCAGTTGACACACCAGAGATTATGAAAGAGTTAATCTTGGCAATTTGCTCATTGATTTGCCCGTCTCTTTTTTTAGAAAGAGCTTCGTGCATGACTACTTTCTTTTGTAACTCTTTAATCACATTATCAGTGTGTAACTGAGCTGCAATTGCTTTCTTCTTCCAATCTTTAATCACACTTTCAGTGTGCAACTGAGCTGCGATTGCCTTTTTCTTCCAATCTTCCATTCTTTCTCGCTCACGCGCTGCATGAACTCTAGCTTCTAAAGAATGTTTTTGCCACCTATCAACTTCCGCTTGATACCTTTCAACTTCTGCTTGACACCTATCTACTTCACCTTGATATAGATCCGCTGCAGCAGTTTTAGCAACCTCTACAACACTAGCCATTTGTTGTCTCTTAAATTCAGCTGTAGTATCTAAAATTTTCTCGTTAGTCCAGCCTAGATCTTTTAGCGCTTTGTGCTGCACTGTGTCTGGTTGAATATATTCTTCAATGATACCATCTTCTTCAGATTGATGCAACACCAGAATAGTGTCTTGTTGATCATTTGTATATCTTGCTTCTATGATATCTTTATACATAATTTTTCCTACGTTTGTTCAATTCTTAGATAGTAAGTGTTAGCTGTAATAGCGGTACCGTTGGGAAACTCCTGAGCTCTATAATCATCAGCGCTTACAAATCTTGTTTGATAATTACCTGAACCATTAAGAATAGTATCTGACATACCAGTTCCTCTGTTATTTCCCGAGCCATTAATATTATATCTAATTCTAGATCCTTCTACACTAGCCGCTACATGTTTAACACAGTTCTTAAGAATATCATCAAAGCTAGCTGTAGTGTATTCTTGTAAATCATTATCAGATCTAATAAAAATAGGCGATGAGTATGATATAGCCGATCCAGCATTTACTCTGAATAGATAATAGTTAGCTATTGTATCAGGAGTACCGTCCATATTACTACCAATATTACCTGAGGTATAATCAGATAGATCAGCTCTTGTATCGGTAAAGACAGGAGTTGAGCTTATAAGAGTAGAGCCAGTTAGAGTGTTAGCTGAATGTATTCTGTACGTACCAGGTTGATCTGTACCATCTGTAATATTATCAATTGCAGGATATATAAACGTGTCGTACATATCCGTAAGCGTCATAGCTTTTATATTACCACTATCACTGTAAACAGGAAACGCTATATTGTTAGTATCTGCAGTCTCGGTTGTACTAGCTGCCGTTTGATTTATTCGAGAGTAGTTAACAGACACAGTTCCTGGCTCTGCTGTGGTAGATTCCGGTGCATACTCCGCTGCACCATCATCATCAGCATCTTGATTACCTGTTGTTGTAGATACAGCTCCAGCTATTTTTCTAGTATCAGTTATAGTTCCTAACCCACCTCCAGATGTAACGAAGGTAAGATTTACTGACGGGTCAGTAGAATAAAGATATCTTACTTGAGATTTTATCTCGTTTATCTGGGTAGTCGTCATCTCTTGGAGATTGCTTCCATTGAGACGAAGCGGAGTTCTCACTGCCATTATTAACTTCCTGCGCCATAGAGTGTCTTTATAGCTGATCCAGCTGAGTTATAAATTATTAAAGATACAGCAGATTTTAGTTCAGAGCTACCAACAGCATCAGCTGCAATCATTGCTGTTGAGACTTGTGCTTGAGATACAACTCCGGAGGTGTTTGTTGTTAAAACTCTATCAGCGGTAGTCATACCTCCAAGTTTAATAGGTACATGAGAAGCTAACCCAAGAGTAACTCCGTCACTTGCAGCCTTTAAGAATTCTCTAAGTGATCCTGCTTTCATGTATTGGTATGAAACTGTAGCGCCTTCAGATCCATCAGTCAAGATAGAAGATGCTGATGAAACAGTATGATACATAAGTTCTTCACCGGCGTCATTGTGCCCCGACATACTCAACATAGCTGAAGTTACAACAGATGGACTCTTATCTGCATTTCTAATATTAAAATTTGCAATGGTATCAGAATCACTAACTTGAACTGAGCTGGTTGGTCTAAAATATATACGAGGTGAGTTGTTATACCCTTGAATAGATTTAACATCTGTAATATCAGAATCTAAATGAAAAGTAGTACCACTTAAGTTAATATTATTACCAGCAGCATATGTTGTGTCTGTAGAAGTAATGGTAATATCATCACCAGATCTAGTTATAGTGCTTGCACCAGCGCCTGTAAATGTTACAGTTTGATTTGAATATACTGGAGCAGAACCTCCTGTACCACTTGCAGCGATATTCCAGCTAGCATAATTATCATAAGTATTTTTAATAGATACGGCACCACTTGATACTGTAAAGTCATTTGTATTAAATGAGGCAATACCTTTGTTAATGGTTGAGGCATCTTCTCCTTTGATAGTTGAGCCATCAAAGTCAATACCTTCACCAGCAGTCATTGCTGTTAGAATAGATGTCGCTGTAGGACCTGTGTATGTTATTAATCCAGAAGTATTATTATATGAAACACTTCCTAAGTTAGAGGAAGATACAGAAAGCTGTCCAGGAACATCTGTTAGTCTTGCAATCGTGCCTGCATTAACTCCAGAGAATTCCCATTTATCATTAAGCTCGTTAAATTGTAAAATAGCATTAGCTTGATCACCTCGCTCTATTTCGATTCCAGATCTAAGCGAAGTTGCTGGGGTGCCTGTTTGACCGCTATTGAGAACCATAATGTTATCTTCAATAGTCATTTCAGCAGTATTTAAAGTAGTAGTGGTTCCACTAACAGTTAGGTTACCCGTTACAACCAGGTTTTGAGGAACAGTAATATCGTCCGCCAGTACAACATCTAATGTACCGTCTACATCTTGATAGGCAACAGAAACTCCTGTCTCAGTGTTGCCAGTAAACATTGCTCCGACTACGTCTTGAATCTTTTCCGGGTTTAGTCTAATAATACCATTTGAACTGTCACCTAAAAATGAGCTATCAGTTAGATCACTAAACACCACTGCTCTGCTCATATTACCAAGAGTACCTAGCTGCCAGTAATCTAGATCTTCTCTCCACAGAAGCTGTGCACTATCTGCAGTACCACGATCTACAATAAAACCAGCATTACTGACTGGATTACCAGTTGTACCTGATAGAACTTCTAAGAACTGAGCTGCGTTAGTAGTTGTACCACTTACAGTAAAGTTACCAGTAACTGTAAAGTTACCTCCAGCTGAAATATCATTTGTTACTGTTAGATCATTTCCAATAGTAACATCATTAGGAAGTCCAATAGTAGCAGAAGATCCTTCGCCTGGAGTGTGAGTAACCTCTACTTCATTAGAGGTACCAGTGATACCTGACATATAGTTACCAGCAGTCTCTGTTCCAAGAATAACACCGTTGTCTTTAATTGTTACATTACCACCAGTAACTAAGAAATTAGATGTATCAAATTTAGCAACACCTAGACTTGAACTAGTCGCAGTTTCTGCTGCTATGGCTATTTGATTATTAGTTACTGTAGTATCGATAGCAGAACCAGCTGCAAAGGTAATTGTATCGCCTAACGTTACATCATCTGTAACTCCAGCAGACGCTGCAATCTTAAACGCTCTACCAGTTGATGTTACGATGCCACCTATGTTAACATCACCATCTACTACAACATTATCTCTAAACTCTGCACTATCTGTGACTGTTAACAGACCATCAATAGTAGTATTGTCTAGTGTTGTAACACCATCTACATCGAGATTACCAGTAATAGATGCACTATCAGCTGCTAACCTATCTACAAAGGCTGTACCGTCTAGATATAGATGCTGCCATTGTTGAGTTGTACTACCAAGATTATATGTATCGTCTGTATTAGGAATAATATGAGAATTAACATCAGCATTGAATACAACATTGTCAGTACTAGCATCACCTAGATTAATATTAGAGTTTGTACCAGCTTTAAATGTTACTTCACCGTCTACAATAAGAGTACCACCCATTGTGGTATTTCCTGTGACGTTTAGGTTGGTGTTAATATTTACAGAACCATCAACAACTATATTGCTTTTAAATTCAGCACTATCGGTTACAGTTAATTCATCTCCTAGAAAGGTATGAGAGTTAACTTTAAGGTTGCCTTTAATAACATTACTAGCTGCAGAGTCTCTCATATGAAGCTTAGCAGAGTTTATTAATGTATTATTAATAGAGTCTAATCTAGTATCTACTTCGTTAATAGCTCCAACTATATCTGAGTCTTGAGTAGTGGATAAAGCTCCTCTCCACCCTACGTCACGAGAGATGATATTAACCTTTTCTTGAAAGGTCTTTACTGTATCGCTAATATTTACAATCTGCTTTGGCATCTCTATTTCTCTACTAGTTTGGTCAGTAAATCTTTTATATCACTCATATCATTCTTTAATTGATCTACATCAGATTTTAGTTGTTGTTGCTCCTGCTGCTGCAATCGCCAATTATATTTTCGAGTTCTAGCTAAGTCACTCTCAGATCTATTTATATTAATAACAGCACCAGTTTTTTTATCTCTTATAAGATCTGTATGCCCTTCAACTTTTAAATGATTCATATTAAACCGTTAATGCTATAATTCTTAAATCGCCAAAGCGAGGAGTCTTTGCGCTATTGGTAGATTTCATAACTATTTTAACTTGGAATTGATCGAAGTCATCTAAATGACCTCCTATTCCTCCAGGTAAGAATCTATAATCTCTATAGATAGTTGGATTATCATCTGAAGGCATATCTGTTTCCGGAGCAATCAAAACAAAGTCATTATCAAGTAATCTACCACCGCTATTAGTTCTATAGTAAACATCGAAAGATGCAGCTGATGGCTTGTTAGCAGCTAACATAATTTTTAGACCCTTAGCTTTTTCAGCTAGAGTAACCGGTCTTGTAAGATGTTTAGCTAATGTAGACCCTCCTCGAGCACTTGTTTCTACAACAGTATTCAATGCATTGTTATTATCAATTCTATTGTGTATTGTAGCTACAGATGTTCTTTGAAGATCAATTACTGGGGATACCTTATCGGATACAGAAGTAAAGTCTAGTTTAAATGTACCAGACCTTTCTCCGGCTGATAATTTAACTGTATCATTAGCTTTAGTAGCAAGTATCTTAGGAGTTTGGAAGTAAATATTTCTGTTGATTGGATAAGAAGTATAAGATGTCTCTTTTTGATAAGCTGTTTGATTACTTGAACCAAGAGATTTTCCAGACGTTAGCTTTGCACTTAAAGATATGTTAGTAAGAGGTGGTAGTATATTTTCTACTTTTACCATCATAGTCTCAAACATGTTCTGCCGTTCAATAGTAAAGTTACCTCCTCCAATAGTAGAAGAAGTAGCAGTTGATCCTGCTGTAAATGTAAAGTTATCACCGTCAATAGCTACTACTGTTCTTCTAGTAGGAGTCGACCCTTGGAAGTTAATACTATCCGCTGGAATACCACCTGTAGAAGCAGCACCTAAGATTTTTACAACATCTCCGATCTGCAGTCCATGATCTGGAAGATGTACAGAAACTGTAGCACTATTATTTGTAGTTGTAAGAGCATTAGATACATTAACCATAGCAGGAGAACTATTCTCAATAATAGCTGAACCAGTTGTATTAAACTGTGCTCTCATCAGTTCGAAAGTAAGATCTTTTGTTTGATCCGGCTCCCAAGTTCTAGCGTTTTGAGATTTAAATAATGAACCCAAAGTAGCCTGTTTAGTTAATCTTCTCTCTGTAGATCCTAATAAGAATTCTCCAGCTTCTGCTACGAACACTTCATACTCATTAGAATCAGAAAGAAGTACTATAGCGTACTCTTCATTACCTGATAAGTAGACAGGCTCTTCTAATGTAAAAGTAGTAACCGCTGTACCATCATCAGATACTGTAATAGCAGAAGGAGATTTGAATAAGGTAGATCCTGGTACAATTGCATCTGCAGATGGGTGACCGTTTACCATAGGTCTAAGTTGAGCTACAACTGGTACTGCTCCGGTTAAAGGTTTAGATTTAAATCTAACTTTAATAGATGTGATAAACACCCCTTCAAGATCTTCTACAAGGAAGGACTGAGCTAGAGGATCTTTACCTCTTCTTCGAGTCTCAACTGAAACTCCGGTAGATACTCGAGTTGTTGAAACACCAAGGTCTACAATCCTAGTAGAGAGTACTGTTTGCTGTCTATGTATAGTAATACCTTGAGCAAAGTATTTAGCATCTGCAATAGAAGTACAAGCGTCTTCATCATTTATTGATATGTCAAGAAGACTAAAAGTACGATCACCTGCAGCAAATTTAATTGCATCTGTGTGAGGTAAGAAGAAAGATCCAGCTAAAGATCCATCTGCTTCTGTAACCAGTGATGCTGTAGGTCCATCTGGATGCTCTGTTATATTGTTGTAACCTGTAGAATAATCTGAATCAAGAGTAGATATGCGTCTGAAAGTTTCTTTCTTTACCCAGCTAGCTACACTTTTATTAGAGAAGAATGGAAAATGTCTTGTACTTGGTTTTAGTCCTTGAGCTTTGAAAAAGATCTTTCTAGTGCGCATGAAAGGAATAAAGGTACGGTTGACTTCTACACCTTCTTCATCAATAAATTCTGTCTTAGTTCTTAGCCCTTCAACCTTAACGGATGTATCATTTCTAAACAAAGGAGTAGTAGTTGTGTTACCGTCTCTTACAGCATTAGCTGTATCTCGTTGAGTAGCTCCTACTAAAGTATCTCCTAATTGATCTCCAAGCGAAATATTTTCAGCACCTGACCAGTTAAAACTCCAATCATCCCAAACTTGTCCGCGAATATTACCCTGCTCAAATCCTCCGTCTACTACAATAGGATCTGTAAATGCTGTTTCAAACCATTCATCAGATGCAGGTGAAAGCTCCATAAAGCCTCTTTTCTGAACAACAGCAAATGGGTTAACATTTTCAAAACCTGTTACATAATCATTTTTTAGATAACTGATCTCATCATGCTTTAGAATTATGTTGTCCCCAAATCTCCTTACGTTTGAGTTACCTGAATTGTCACTATCATAATAGAGTTTAACATTTCTGTTAGTGAAAGAAGGACGTAGCTGTTTGCGGGATGGGTCAATAGCTGCTCTATAATCTAGAGAGTTAACAAAGGATCTAGATTGGTCTTTAAAGTTATCTACAAAGAAACCAGACTTACTTCTACTTAATCCAGCAGAATCAAACACATCCATTTGAGATGTTTCTAACTCAAGTAGGGTTAGGGCTGTAGTTTCTTCTAAGCTAGATACTCGCTGCTCTAGCTTACCAATGTCTGCCATTGTAAAGCGCTTATATCTGAGCATCTCAGACTGTAAATCATTGTCATCAACAACATATGGATTCATTGTTACGTTAAATAAATCCAGAGAATTTTCAGGTGATTTAGGAAGCTTAGGTTGTACTGCAGCTGCACCTAATTCTACAGAAATATTACTGTTAGTATCAATAGCTACTTTTGCTGATTGAGCTTGATAATAATTCACATCAAAGTTAATTAGGTCGGTAGGTCTAGGTAGCTCGTTAATAATAGCTCCTGAACCAAAATTTCCAGAAGAGTTAACTACTGGTCTAAAGTCTAATACGTTACGTAGGTTAATTACACTACCATCTGCTTTACTGAAATTTTGAATATCTTCATAGTCTACTTGACCAATATACGAATTAACTGCGAAAAAGTCTCCACCTGCTCCATGTTCAAAGAATTTATATTTTACATATACAGCTGAAGGAGCAGTATTACCAGCAATAAGATTAAGTTTACCTAATGCATAAAAATCATCTCTTTGACCATTATCTGTTTCATAGATAGCTGCAATACTATCTCCATCTGAATCAGTTGATTTAATTACATCGAAAGAAAAAATATCAGCTTTATCTAATGTGCAGTTACCAGCACCGTCTGGAGAAATAGTTTGAGTTCTCTCTGTAAGAGTCTTTGATCTAACAACGCCAGCTGATTTATTAACATAAGCAAGTATTTCGAGAGGAGTGCTATTACCTTCTTGAGTGTCTATAGTAGATGTTGCAGATCCTGCTCCTGTAGTACTAGCATCTAAAGTAGATATGGTATCATTAGTAGGAGATATAATCCAATCTGTTGTATTAGCAAAGTTCTCTCCAGATGCAGATAATGATATGTTAACAACTCCGGAACTATTTGTAGAAGCTGTAAATCTACGTTGAACCGCTAATGAGATATCAGAGAGTGATTGAGGTCTAGTTGTAGGAAGGTCAAATAGCAGAGAGCTATTAGCAGCATCTTTTAAAATGGCTTTACTTTGCTCTAGTACTAAATTCCAATAATCGGTTGCACTATCTCCAATTGATTTTGCTTCAGCAAAGTTTTTACCAGAATTCATTTGAATTGCAAAAAGATAGAGTCTATAATTAGCGCCGTCTTCTTCTACATGCCTAACTCGAGCTGTACCAATAGTATTTCCTCCATAATTAATAGCATCTCGCAAATCCATTTCTTGCAATTCGTTAATATCTGGAAGACCTTTGTTACTACTAACTATTACATAACTACCATAACTAGCTGCTACTACTTGATTGTTCAAAGCTGTGGTAGTTCTAGGTTTATCAACTGTAATAATAGTATCTCCACCTGTAGCAGCTCTGTATCCATCTACATAAGCAGTACCAGATGATACGATAAAATCTAGTTTTGTATTATCGGAATCATTAGTTTCAAAAAGTAACTCAAAAGGTTTAACAATATAATCACCAGATTCTTCTCTAGTTCTAAGAGCTAAAACATTATCTATTTGATTGTAATTATCTACTGCTGTCACTTGAGAGGTAATGACGCCGTCTCTTACTTTAGCTACTTCAATATAATTTTCATCAGAGTTAATTTCATCTCTAGTAGCAATAGTAAGTTTAATTCTATAACGATCTGCACCAGGAGAAGATAGATTAGGAGTTGCCCCTTGGTTATCGAATAAAGCCGCATCATCTGAAGAACTAACAATATCTTGTGTTACTTTAAACCCAACGCTAAAGCTAGGTTTGTTATTATACTTACTAACAATCTTAGATTGAGCTGTACTATGTACAAAATGTTCTTGTGCAAAAAAGTCACCACCATGAATAGATACTTTACACCCTTGACCAACAGCGGGGTTGGATACTGTATTAGTAGCTTGTACTGTTAGCGGATTGGAGCCGCCATCATTTATAGTATCGCCTGGAGCGACTCTTACAGGAGCAGTACCTGCATTTGACACATTAGTGCTTGTATACTGTACAAAAAGAGTTCCTGGTTCACTGCTTGAAACTACAGGAGTAGCTTCAATTACTTTAAATGTTACACCGCCTGCAGAAGTAAAATTAAGCCCTTGTAAAGTAGTTAAATCTTCTGGAAGATTATTAACAGTAGTATCTAATTTAATAAATTCATACTCATTATTTACTGTCACTCCTCCAGGATTTACAGCAGCGCCTTCTTTAAAAATATGTTTGCCTAATCTTCCAATCTCTGATTGAATAATAGTCTGTAATTGAGTAAGCTCGCGGGCTTGTAAAGCACGTCCACTGTTGAACAATACTCTGTGATAGTTATCGCTATCACTGTAATCATCTTTGTATGTAGATGAAAATATTTCCGATGTAAACGCTTGAGTCATATTAGTCTTCCATTAGAGTTGGATAATAATTTTTATATCTTCTGTTTGATCTGCGGATCTCTGAACTGCTGCTCTATTATCTATATAGATTACTTCACCTGTAGATGTATCAACATCTGCATTAAGATACGCTAAAGTATCTCCATCAGCAGAAGTTAAATCTAGAACGCCGTTACCTGATGTCCCTATTTGAGTAATACTTTCTTGTTCTTGAAAAGACTTAAATTGAGTATCAGAGTCCTGAATATACCATACTTCATCTGAATCTGTCTTTACTACATAAGCTTGAGCTCCGGAGGTACTTCCCACGATAATTTTATCTAAAGAAAAACTAGCTCCTATGCTAGAAAATTTCATTCTTCTTAAAGCATTACCCGTAACACCTCCAAATAAAGTTGAAGCATTAGGTACTTGAATATTTTTTACCAGAGATACTTGTCTAAAATCGTTACCCACTACCCAGTTGGATCCTTCATCTCCATCTGGTTTTGCAGTAAACATAATAGCAGTTGCTTTTAAATCATCTCTAGGATCTGCTCCGAATCCAGCTGCAGGGCTTAAGATAGGTCTTATGTTTGCTCCTGTACCATTACCTCCAGTAACATCTACATGCGCAAAGGAGAAATTTCTACCATGAGCTTTTAGACCATCTGAATCCGCAATAGTTACTTTTGTTACAGCTCCGCCACTAATATGAGCCACTGCATTAGCAGCTACTCCGTCTCCAACTACACTTATTGTAGGTACGGTAGTGTAACCTGATCCACCACTAAGAACTTCGAAACCAGCTATTTGACCAGCAACTGCAGCATTTTGAATACCAACTTGCTCAACGTGATCAGCAGGGTCGTCATTACCCGCTGCTGGGAATTTAGTTACAGGCATAAAGTTAGCAGATAAGAATTGAGAAGCTCTAAGAGCACCTACAGAATATAAAAACTTCCATACATAACCATCAGCAGTTTCAAATGAAGTGGTTAAAGTACCACTAGGTTTAACAGTAGATGTTACAGTTTGTCCTTGTGCATTTTTACCAGCTTCTAAACACACATAAACGTTATTCTCTTCTGTAATAACGTAAAAGCTATTATTTGCATGTCCAGAAGAGTTATCATTATATCCTTGATAGATAGCACCTAATGTCCAACTAGCTCTGGGTACAACAAAGGAATGCGCTTCTACATTTTTTATGGATGTAAAGTTTTGCTGAGCATCTCTAATTGTTCTAATAGTATTGGATGGAGTAGGAGCCTCATCCTCTGCATTCCAATCAACGGGTCGACCTACAGCAACATAATATTTGTTTGCTGCACTGTCTACATCTGCTTGGAGATTAATTAGAACTTCTTTTTTAAATCTATCTGTAATAATTGCTGGCATTTTATATCTCTTATGTTATGCTACGTAAACTAGGGCAGCTGTGTCACTAGATGCGTATGTTTTCTCTGACATTAGTAACCAACCGTCTGTATTGTCAATCCAAATCATGTTAACTAACCCATTTTCTCTAAGATGTAATGTAGTTCCATTTTTAAAAGTAGCTGGAGTTACAGTTACTTCTCCTGTACCAATATTAGCTAATGTTTTAGTTTCTCCAACAAATGTACCATTAGCTAAACTAACTCCTGTTAAAGCTCCTCCAGCTTCGAAGATAGTCAATGGCCGTTGAAGGTTGATCGCGGTGTTACTTGAAATCGTTTCAGAGCGATATCTTATACCGCTTTGTATATGAACTAATCCGCTATTCTTACCTGAAATACCTATACCCACATTAGCGTCTGTACCTAATCCAGCTAATTGAGGAATACCATTTGTAGCTGCATTTGATACTTGTATATGATTAACTGCACTAGATGAAGGCGTTATTTCAAATACTTCAGCTCCGTTAACATCGTTTACTACTCCTGTAATAGTAGGATTAGTTAAGACAGGAGTTGTAAGTGTTTTATTTGTTAATGTCTGGGTATGAGCATTAAATGTAAACTCATCGTTAGTTGTTAATAATGGTAATGTAATAGTTCTATCTGCAGCTAACTCACTTACTGCTACAACATACTGATGATCTGCACTCGTATCATTAATTTGAGGTGTAGTCAGTACTGGAGATGTTATTGTTTTATTTGTAAGCGTTTGCGTAGCTTCGTTTAAAGTAATTATGCCTCCAACGCCTGGTAACCTTATTGTGGACTTAGAAGATCCTTCTACAAAGCCTAGAACAGTATTGTGAGTTAGACCGTTATAAAGAACGCCACTATCAGTCAGAGATACTTTGTTTGTTATTTGTGCACTGTCACCGAGAAGTGTGTATAATTCTCTAAAATTATCATTAATCTTACCAGACGCTGAACGAAGAGTATCTCCTGTTCCGTCATTGGCTGTAGTGCCTCTATTAATATTCTGTCGTGCCATTGCTAAATCCGTTTCTAGGGTTAGTAATATTTATAATGGTTTTTAAGCTGAATCTGAATCATACCAAGTATATTTAACTTCATCCATAGTATCAAACATTGCTCTATCTTGAGACATATCAGCAACATTTGTAGATGAATCACCATCCAATGTTGGAGAGCTCGTACCAATAAGCTCGCTAATTGATCTGTAGTTCTGATTAATCTCATCGATAGAAATATTCTGTATCTCTTCAACAGATCCTGGAAGATCAATTCTGAGCTTACCGTAAGTACCTCTTCCATCAGAATCAACTTCACCTGTAAGATCAGTAACCATGTGTCCAAAGGTAAACAAGGCTTCCCCTTGAATAACTCTATCCACCTGAGCAGGTATAAAGTCTGGCATAATACCTAAGGTTAAAGAACTAGAAGTTTCAATACTAACCTGACCTCCAAAGTACATACCTGCAGGGTGGACAAATAGCTTATAAGCTTCTGCCCATTCTGATGTAGGTAGATCTGCTTTTATTAATATAGCAAATACTTGATATAATTTATCATCTGTTAAATATTTTTGAGACTCAGATCCAATTTGAGATTCTGCTTCTCCTACTATAAATCTATCTTCTTTTGTATATCTTACATCTGGAGATATTCCGAAAAACATTCTGAAGAATTGTTGTATTGAATATAAAGAGCCTTTAGACCTATAAAGATTATTTGAAAATTTTGCTGCAGCTCTTTTATTTTGAAACCCTTCAAAGTAAGATTGTCCTAGTAAAAGCTCATCTTCTAAGTAAGATAGTAAAGAGACATCATTAGCTGTTATATCTCTGGATGTAATAATATCATGTACTAAAGTTGCAGGAGATTGATCTGAATCTTCAAATTGGTTATATGCTTGAAGTAATTTTATTAGTTTAGGATAATCAGACTTAAAGTAGTCAGGAAGCACCTGGTCTACTTTATGATGATCAGTGTACCTATAATCTCTACGAAAATTATCTTTTAACGTGTAATCTCTAGCCATGTTAACCTACGTTGAAGTTACAGGTACTGCAGTTGCAAATGACTGTGATAGATCAAAATCAAGAATATCTTCTCTTAATGGTGATACAGCACTTTGATTTGCTGGCAATACACTAATTTTTATATTGTTTACTCCTCCTATAATAGCATTAGGAATAAATCCATTTATAGTAAGAGTACCTGCTGCAGAGTTAAAACTACCCGCATTATCTACAACAACAGAGTTTCCATCTAAAGATACAATCTGTAGTTTATTAGAGCTTAGTTGATTTTTAAAGCTACATGAAATACCATTTACTGCAAATGCTGTACTTCCTACTATATAATCTACATCATCTGGTACTGCTATAGATGCAGGAAATCTGAGAACAATATTATTCTGTTGACCAAGAAGTGGAGTAATTCGTTGTTGCATTTTAACTGTAATTCTAGAAGAAAGAACAGCAGGAGAAATTTCATCGATTAGAGTTAGAAGGTTTGAACGTCTAAATGATTGTCCAAACTTTCCTAGATTATTATTAAAGTAATTCGTTACAACTGTATTAACATTGTCTGTAATAGTATTAAGAGATAGAGTAGTAAGCTTATTATTAAATTGAAAAAATGTGCCAGTTTCTATAAATGTTTTTACAGGGTCCACAAATCTTAATCTAAAAGATACTACTGATAGTTGATCAACTAACTCTTGAATGCTATTTTTAGTAGTAGTCTGAGTAGATGTAGGTACATCATCTTCAAATACTATTGACATAAACACAGCGCCAAATTCTGGCTTTAGAGCTTCTTCTCCTCCGTAAGCTTTAATATCTTTTATGAGAGTAGAAAAATTACGAAGAACTAAAGAGGAATAATCATCAGAAGTTACCATTCTATTTTGTGATGCATATTGAAAAGGAGCATTCGTTCTGATTGATTGATCAGTCTCTTTTACATCCCCTCCTAGAGAGTTGGTTACAGTAGTTGCTATAATTGGATAATTTGTTCCTTGACCTACATTTGTACCTCCTACGTTCACTGTAGATATGGATGAGAATGTAGTTCCTTCATTAGCATCACTACCTGTAACTGATAAGTAGTCTACTTCTATCTTGTATCCGGCTTTAGGGGTGACTCCAAATGTATTACCATCTCCAAAAGATAACTCAAAGAATCCATTAGGAGATTCTTTAATTATATAAATTGCAGTTTGAGAGTTAATAAGAGTAGCGTTTTTAATATTTGTATATGTAGTAAAATCTACTGAAGTAGGACTCTCATATACTCTAACAATAACTGTATCAATGTCTAAATTTTTATCTGGAATAATATAAAGAGCGTCTTGAGATATAGCATCAGCAACAAAGGTTTTTGTTTTCTGTGAGCCTTCAAAGATTGTAATATTAGATGATCCGGATGCTGTTTGAAATCTATATATACCTGATCCATCATCAACTGCACTTACTGTTTCTCTAGTTTGAAATGTAAAGCTTACATCATCTATAGAGCTGTTAAATAGTAATCCTGGTGTTAACGATACGATAGAAGGTCTGTTAGATAAAGTAGATAAATTAATAGAAAAATTTACTACTGCTCTTGAGGCAGTCATAGATTTAGGTATATATCCAATACCTTCAGCTAACGACACGAGAGAGCTTCTCAGCTGTGCTGTCCCAAGGAATGACTCGTTCAATGCGAAGTTAGCGATAAGGCCATTGTAGTGAGTATTATAAGCTAGGACATCAAGTATATTAGAAAGACCTGAAGCTTCGAAATTATAATCAGCAAACTCATCTTGCTGAGCCAAGAACGTCTTTAAATTATTTTTTATAGACGTAAAATCTAAGTTGGTTGACTTAATTGTTGTTGCCATTATCTCAGCCTCGATAGGTTCGTAGTGAATGTTACTATTTCTTGTGTGCTAATTATTTTAAAAACTACAGATACTCTCATATCGTTTTGATCTGGAAGAACATTAACACTTATATCTTCTATGGTTACTCTCGGTTCGTAAAATTGAATAGCGTTTATAATATTTTCTCTTACTTCTTCTTGCGTTTCCTCATCTGCTAACTCAAATAACAAACCTCTTAGATTAGCACCAAAAAAAGGTTGAAATGGCTTTTCATAAAAATCTGTTAGTAACAAGTTTTTTACAGCTTGCTTTACTGCAGCTGCATCTCTCTTCTTGTAAACATCTCCAACTGGACGTTTATTAAAGGTAAGATCAATATCTAAATAATCTACAGATCGAGTAGATACAAGCGAAGTCTTTTGCAGATTGCCATCTTCTGTAGATAATACTTTTCTTATAGCCATTTTAATTCCAAATAATTTATCTTTATTTATATGTTAAATTAGAGTGTTTGCTATAGCAATGTAAGACTCAGGAGTTAAAGACTTTCCATCTAACCCAAGAGTATATTCGCTGGCATTTAAGTCAATAATTCTTACATTATGTCCAAATCTTGTACTTTGCTGAGAAAGTTCTGAAAGTATAGTAGCTCTTACTGCCTTTTGTCTATCTACATTACCTTGAGTAGTTAGAGGAGGAAGTAAATATGTTACAACATGTCTCTTATTTGCAGCGGTTCCTACAATTTTGGCTACAGATCTTGCTATATCAAAAGGCTCATCTGTAGTAGTTACAGCATCATTGTAACCAGTAGATATTACTACGTTTGATTCCTTTTTAATTTTTCGTAAGTTTTTAAATATTTCATTATTTCTAGCAAGTCTACTATCTTGTGCATAAGACTGCCATGGTGCTCCTCCATAAGCTCTAAGTAGCCTAGCATGAAAATCACCTAATGTAAAGTAACCTTCAACTTCATCAGGAACGTCAGCTGGAAATTCTACTTTACTTATCGGAGATTCTGTAACCTCAATCAACTGACCACTAGCTAGTAAAGTATTGTTAAACTGAGTTTCACTAGTACCTTTAAAATTAACATCGTAGTTAATTGGTATTTCAGGTGTCTGTATAATAATTTGAGCGTTAAGAGTGTCTTCTTGATTAGTGTCATAATCTAAAATAATCTTATCAAAAAAATCAAGGTATATTTTTATATACCTAATTAATTCAAAAGTTTTATCAATATCCATTTTTTTATTTCGTCTTAACTCATACACTATACTTCGACCTGTAGTAGCTAAGTAGTTTGGATTAGTATCATTTTCTGTTATTTTCTCTTCTGGATCAGCTTTATATAACCCTTCTACAACTACTAGTTTATGAGAAGCGAATTTTTTATTATTACTAATACTTTTTAGTATTTGAGCATGTGGTAGAAGGTTTCTAGCAATCTGTTTACGTTGCTCTTGATCTGTAATGTGATCTAGTGTAATGTTTTTTAGAAATGTTCCTACTGATATACCATCATTTAAAGCAGTAGTTGCAGATATACTGTTAAGGTTCTCTGGTAAAAAACGTAAGTCAGGAAGATAATTTGGTCTGGACATTACACTTTAATCCTTTTAGCTGTGAGAGCAGAAGAAGGACTTCCTAGAGGAGTTTGACCTTGTATTACTGTAGAGGAAATATCTTCTACTGTTGATATATTAGGAGGGGTGGTATTAGCGTACTCAGGAGAAAGCTTACCCTGTGAAATCATAAGAGATATAAACTCTGAATTATTTCTGTGAGCTGGATCTCTTAGTTTTCTTCTTACTTCTTCCGGAGATATTTCTTTATTAGAGACTCCAGCAGTCTTTACAGATAAGTTAATATTGTTTTTCATTATATCACTAGGATCTACTTTAACCTTTTTAGCTCCTTTAGTGCTTTTTGTTCTATAGTCAGCTAAGAGAGTAGATGTAGGTTTAGCAGTTGCTGTTGTATCAGTTGGTGTATTTGTAATTGAACCGCGTACACCTACACTACCTGTATATGTAGATGGAGCAGCACTACCATCTGGATAAGATTGATGTTCTGATGTAGCAGCAACATCAGCAGTACCATCCAGATCGCCGTGGAACGTTGGTGCGGTTACACCAGCTGTAAAAGTGCCAGACACTCCATAGATATTCTTTACATAAGCAATTATATTTTCACCACCTATCGTACCTGTATCTCCAAATACAGATAAGTTATCAGCAGCTATGTTAGCTTCTGCAGAGGTAAGTACAATCTCTTGTTCTGCAGTCATAGTTAGTATACCTGATACTGCTTTTACATCATCACCTTCTACAAATAAATTATTAATACCTTTTACTACAGTAGTAAGACCTTCTAGGTATTGATTAGCGCCAGCTCCTGTAACGATGCTAGTTTGATTGCCATCTACAGTCTTTATATCATCTCCAGATATAGAAGTTTCTACTGGACCTCTTACTACTTCTGTTTTCTTAGAAGAATTAACATTAAACTCTCCTCCAACATTAATATCTAAATTACCTGAAACATCTAAGGTTAAGTTACCTTCAAATGTCATGGTACCATTCTTTACTTCAAGAAAGTAATCTTCATTTGCTTTATCTATTCTTCTTTTACCTGAAATAATAATACTACCATCAGGTCCTATATTAATACCGGTACCAGATTTATGGCGCAGCATTATTCTCTCATTACCTGGAGTATCATTATACTCTACTGTATGCCCTCCTGGGGTGTTAAAGGCTTGAACTTTACCATATTCGTTATTAGTACCTTGAATGGTATCATCCGGAACATCTGCACCATATAGATCAATCTGCTTACCACCATTATTTGTTACAGGTTCTCCTTCTCCTCCTGGTATAGGATGTATACCTCTAGGATCATTATACCCGTCTGTGATTATACCTTGAGTTTGAGTTCTACCGCTACCTAAGGTATTACTTCTTTCTAATAAACTTTCTACATTCTTAACAGACATTATATGCTCCCTTGAGCTGCAGCAATTAGTTGTTTAGTTGAGAATGATCTAGCCGCGCTTCCCTTATTAACCTTTTTAAAAGATTCTATAATTGAGGCTATAGGAACTCCAACTTCTACTTCTGATTCACCTATATCTAGCTGTGCGTCAAATATTTGACCTCCAGGCCAAACCTCGTAAAAAGTTTCAGCTATCATTCTTACTGTCTCCCCTTGCTTAACTGTAGCTGATGTATCTTTTATATGTGGTACAACTATGGCAATAGAGTAGTCTGTATGAGTATCTGAATGATCTCCAGCTTTAAAAATGGTTCGACCTTTTTGTAAATTACCATTAGGTAACACTACATAGTGAAAAGGCATTCCATCAGATCCAGCTTCTACATAAGTTTTATGTATATCATTAGCTGTTAATACTTGATTGGCTGTCATTTCATGTCCATAAAATACTAACTCTGTAATCTCTCTAGTACATTTCAAAAACTCTACGTTTAAATACTCTTGAGTAGAAATCATTTCAAAAAAGACATCTGGAGTTTTAGCTCCTTTCCATTCATTAGCTTTACTTGTAACATCTAGTACTTCAGTAGTTGCTTCTCCTTTTAACGGACTCTCTACTTGACTTGCTATATTTTCAGGTACTTGATCTAAAGCTTTTTCTACTGTCTCTGGTGGTAATTTGGTTGTCTTAACCACATCGTCTACAGCTTGACTCTTATCTCCAGCTAAAACTTTCTTCAATACTTCAGGAGATTGTTCTGGGGTAACTCCTAAATTCTCTATAATACTTAGTGATGTATTATCTACAGATAGAAAAACATCTTGTAATAGATTACCAGTTTTAGATCCTAGAAGGTTAGAAAATGCCGATGTAAAAGCACCTATAGAGCTAGAAAAATCCCCAGCAAAAGATGCAAAATCTTTACTAACTAAATCACCAACTTGAGACGAGTATTGAGAGGGTAAAATATTTGTAAGTATACCATTAAGCTGACTATCAGAAGGAGTTGCAATTGCTCCTATAGCGGTCTTTACTCCTTCAGCTGTAGGGTTAGTAATAACAGCATCTAAAAATCCATCTGCTACAGCTGCCCCAGTTATAGCGTTTAGAGCTGTTTGTGACGAACTTACATCTTTAACTACCTGACTTTGTAGTCCAGGTAGGTTTTCGGTTAGAATAGCCATTCCCTTTTTAGGATCGGAAGCTGTATTTAAGGCTTGAACCCCACTAATAGTTTCATTTAATGTCCCCCCTAAACTTGAGGAGTTTAAAGCTTGTATAGAAGACGCAATATTAGAAGTGGAAGATACTAAGTCGGAAAATCCAGATGATATACCTAAACTTTTTAACTTATTATTAATTAAATTTAAACTTGTCATTATCCACTAAACTCCGTATATACTGCTTTTGAGTCGGCTAGTCTTTGGAGGTATTCTTGCTTATAAGATTTTAATGCAAGACTTTGTCCTGAACGTCTCTTCTCATAAGTTTTAATCCCACCTGCTCTTATGTATGTTCTGTAGTTACTTACATCAGCTCTCTCCCTCATAAAGTCAACAGAGGTCTGAGGGTTCTCATATTGAGAGAATACTGTTTCAGTAGCTGACTCCAGAGTCTGATCATCTTTTAAATAAGAAAATACAAATGACATACTACCTTCTAATTCATGAGTAACAAAAGATAATTGCAAAGCTAAGCTTCCAACATATGCGTTGTGTTTAAGAGCATACTCTTCTAGCGGAACTCTTCTTCTTTTTCCAGTCCATTGAGCTAGTCCATACCCCCCTCTACTACCTGACACAGCAGGTTGATCTTCATTAGTATTAGGTTCCAACCTAGGACCAGCCTCGTGCATAAAATTACCTACAAAAGCTGCAGCTATAAATCCAGGGTTATTATGACCTCTTTTTTGAAAGTATCCTTTAAGGTAATTAAAGATCTGCTCTTTTCTACCACTACCTACTAGCTCTATATTAATATCACCTGAACCAGCAGTCAGTCCGTTTAACTCATTAGCCTGATCTTGATCTAAGAACTGCCCATTAGGTCTCGCTCCTGCTTCTTCTAATCTTAACCTCATTGCCTGACTAATCTGATCTCCTACTAGGTACTGATAAGATTCAGATGATTGAGTGGTTGGTACATAAGTATCTTCAGGGCCATCAAATGCAACTCTAAAAGCAGGGTTATGAGGTATAGAACCTATAACTAAAGGAGTTTGAGAATGTTGTCCATCCATAAAAATACCAAACACCTGAGCTCCAACCTGAATACCTATTGGCTGTGTTACCTGAGATGTACCTCCATCTGTTACAGGAAGCACAACATTAGCCCATGGTAGATCTGTATCTGCAATAAGATCTGTGCGATTATTATGAATGCCAAATATTCTTACTCGCACTCTACCTAATCTATCAGGATCATCTATTGATCGAATGACTCCTATAAACCATCTCGTATCATCCCCGTAATATTCTGTATTAATAGTTCTCATTTGGTTTTATCCGTAAGCTTTACAATGTCCATAATTGTATCATGAATACCTTCTGTAAATTTATGTCTAGTTCTATAAATAAGAAATTTTCCAGACTTGTCTTTATCTAGTTGATTACTTCCTTTACTAACCATAGTTGATTCAGGATAATGAACTTGAATGTTTGTCCCTACTCCTATACCATCACTAGCCAAATAAGGTATGCCTGTTACATTAATCTGATACACATTGTTCATTAAGATTGCTCTTAATGAAGCTGATTTAATTTTTAACTTGTAAAGAGCTGATTGTTTTGGTTCATCATGATAACCCGCTAACGGAGTTTTACCGTCTTCTTCATAATGCTGTCTCGAAGTTACAATACTACTAAAAATCTTAGAAGGAAATGATGAAATGTTTATCTCTCTCTTCTCTGTAGGTCCCATCATTAAAGTGTTATCATACCCTAGAGAGGATTCAATATCTGCTCCTGTGTCTATACTCTGTACAAATTTATTTAGAGTTTCATTAGCACTATGAAAGCTCTCTGCAGAAGTAGTTCCTGAAGTTAAATCATGAACGTTAAAATGACTACCAATTGCTCCTCCTTCAGCTAACCTCAATGTGCTTTCAACACTTGTAGCTGTAAAACTTTTTATATGAAATAACTCTTTTCTAAGTCTATCCGGAGAATTAGATGATCCAGGATCTGTAATAGCAGCTGCTTGGGAAAAAGTATAGGCATCTTCTTTATTCCAAGCATCTTCTCTCATTAGAGTATCTAAATCGTTCATGACAAGGTTATCATTACGAAGGGTAGAGTATAAAAAATACGGACTACCATTAGAGTATGCCATTCGATCTCTTAACCAATCAGCAGCTTCTAAAGGTTTCCAGTATGGGATGTTAACTCTCATTGGACTTTGCTGAGAAGAATTTCGGCTAAAGAAAAATATTTCTTTATTAAGCTCTGATTTTAAAATGTTTGATATAATTAACTCAGGGTGACCTTTATAAGACTTACTTATTTTTTGTATATTAGAAAGATAAGCATGTTCCTCTAACAGAGTTACAGTATGCACTTCTGTTTTATCATTAACAGACTTATTAGAAGCTAATCCTGTTATCATAAAGTTTTTTAAAAATAGTTTAGAAGACTCTTTAGCCTGTAATCCTATCTGTATTTTTTCACTACCTTTAATTCCAAATTTACTTTTTAGTTTAGTATCATCTACAAAGGTCATAGATGCAGTTAGATAGGGACGCTCTAAACTTTCATATATGTTAAGTTCAGCTACAGATCCTCTTATATCAATCGGTTTAGAGTTGGGGTTATTATTTTGACTGAATTCAGGAAACCTATCAGTATAGAATAATACTCTCTCTATAATATATTGGCTTTGAGCGTTTGACATTATTATTCTCTCAAGAGTCTAAAATAATCATTTACAATTGTATCAATTACTTTTGGTTTAATAACAATAATCTCTTTAAGCTTATCATTATAGTTTATGTTATCTTCTAAAATAGTTACTGGAGTTAACCCTGAAGTGTTTTGATTAAAAGTGTCAATATCTACAATATCCCCGCTAGAGTTTTTATAATATAACACAGAATTATATTGCTCTGATTCACCTATAGCTGTTATAACATTAACCGCTTGCTCTTCTGCAGTAGCACCAGCCGCAATCTGCTCTGTTGCTCCAAAGTTATCTTTATTACCGTTAACATCCACAGTATCTGATGCAATAACTAACTGACCTAAATCTAAGTTACGCTCTACTATTTTGCCTGTAGTTCCAGATGTTTTCCCTATAACTGGAACACCAGGTAAAAAGAAAGAGGCAATATTACCTTCTGTAACTACTGTTCGGTGAGGAAATCTTTTCTTAACTAGCTCTCTCATCTCTCTTTCTGGGAGAGGCCAACCTGATTCTTTTAATTTATCATTCATTAAGAAAAAAGTCCAATGATAATCTGTAGTATCATAAAGCTTTTGAGATACAGTGTCTGGTCTATCTCCATCAAGGATAGTATACTTTTCATAAAAAGCAACTTCTTGCTTCACCTGGTCAATAATATCAACATATGCAGAAATGTTGTTAAATAATATATCAGGTTCATTATCTCCGAAATTATAATCTACTACTGGAAATTTATTGAAATAAGACATTAGTAACCTTCCTTAATAAGATCTCTATGCAGAGTGCTTGATTCTACAAAGGACATTGCAATGTCTACTTCAGAGAAGTCACCTCCTTCAAGAAAGCCCATGCTACTTGAATTGTATGTAGCAGAAAAACTCTTTATGTAAGAAGGTAATATCTTTGTAGCGAGATGGTCTTTTTTATTAGTATATGTCATAGTTATTTCAAACACGTTTGGAAATTTATAACCAGCGTTAATATCTCCAAGAGGTATGACCTCTGGATAAAGGTTAGTTCTAAAAAAGTCAATAATACCTTTTATCTCTTTAGTTTCATCTTTAGATGTTGGAATCATTTTAAAGTTAAATGTAAATTCTCTTAATGGGACACTTTTAAATAAAGCTCTAGTATTGGGATTAACTGCCACTCTAGTAGCAGAAGATACTGCACCTCTTACTTGATCTGATGGTATTAGTTTAGCAGCTCTGTTTACTGCAAGTCTTGCTACATCTTGCGATAAAGGAGATCTTCCTGTAATAGCATCTACAATAGATCCAACAGACCCGGCTACATTACTCATAAGAGAAGGTAAAAGAGCTCCTCCTTGCTGCAATCCTGCTTGAGTACCTGCTCCAAGTATACCAAGATCGATATTATCGTATTGAGCTGTATCTGTAATTTGTATAGCCTGAGGTAGATAAAGAATAGCCTTACCTTGGGAACCTCCTTCAAATTGTTGATTGGTACCTGGTACAGTGTCTTTATCAGGATTTGTAGCGTTAAACTCTTTTAACCTTTGAGCTTCTAATCTTCTATCAAAAGATCTAAAATCTTCTTCAGTTTCAATATTCTTTGTAGGAAGACCAGCAGCATCAAACAAGAAGTCTACATCGAATGCTTTTATCTTACGTGCATTAAACGTAACCTTAGCTTCGTACTTTACATCCTCTTTATCTAGAGGGAACTGATGAAGGGTTGCCATATATAATTCCAATAAATAGTAGTTACACTTTGAAAGTATTTATATGGCTTATTCCGGAAAATATCTCGTAAAACATAGAAGTAAGTATAAGGGCGACCCAGATAAGGTAGTTTATCGCTCTATGTGGGAGAGACATTGCTTTGTTTGGTGTGATAGTAATCCTAATGTAAAGAACTGGTCCTCAGAAGAAGTTGTGATACCATACTTTTGGGATGTAGATAAGCGTATGCATCGATACTTTATGGATCTTAAAATAAAGTATAAAGATGGAAGAACCATTCTTGTTGAAGTTAAGCCAGATAAAGAAACTAAACCTCCTAAACGTCCAGACAAATCTAAACGCTATATTAACGAAGCAATGACATATGTTAAGAATATGAATAAGTGGGAAGCTGCTAATGAGTATGCTAAAGATAGAGGCTGGGAGTTTCAGATATGGACTGAAAAGACTCTTACTGAAATGGGTATTATGCCTAAGCAAAGCAAAAAAGGCGGACTAAAAACGTTAAAACCTTTAAAACCCTTTCGTAAGAAAAAGGTCAGAAAAAAGACATAAATAGAGGTATGAGTAATTTATTTCAAAATCTAGAGATGGAAGCATTCCGTAAAGGAATAACTCCTCGTACAGCAGAATCAAGAGACTGGTTTCGTAAGAAAGCTCAGTCCCTTCGTCGTGTCAATCGTAATACTATTATGAAAGAAGAGCCTATTGAGCTCAAGAGTACTTTTCAACCTGGTGCTATGGCTATGTTCTTCTATAATCCAAAAACAAAAGACAAGCTGCCATACTATGACTCTTTTCCTTTAACTATTATTGTTGATAAAGCAGAAGGAGGTTTCTATGGAATGAATCTACACTACCTACCTCCTATCTTAAGAGCTAAGTTTTTAGATGTTTTATTAGATAATACTAATAACAAATACTATGATGAGAAGACTAGATTTGCTGTTAACTATAATTATTTAAAGAACTCTGCTCGAACAAAATATTTTAAACCATGTTTTAAGCACTATCTTACATCTCATGTAAAGAGTAGGTTTGCTGTAGTGCCAGCTCCTGAATGGGAGATTGCTACGTTCTTACCTTTAGCTGATTGGCAGAAGCAAAGTGGTAGTAAAGTATATGCAGATTCAAGAAGGATGCTTAGATGAATATTAATCAATTAAAAGCTGTAGCTTCAAGAGCGAATGGCTTTGCCATGGCTAATCAGTTTATGGTTACTCTACCTTCTTTAGGAGGTAGGTATGACACTAACGATCTTAACGTTCTTTGCTCTAATGTAAATATGCCTGGTAGACAGATCCTAACCCAAGAGAGATTAATTGGTATTAAAGGACGTAAGATGCCTAATGGCTTTGCTTCTGATGATGTCAATCTTACATTTAATGTTATGAATGATTATAGAATAAAACAATACTTTGAAGACTGGCAAGAAAGTACTATTAGTCAAAATACACATGAAATAAAATATGCTAAAGACTATTGTAGAGATGTAAGAATAGCTCAATTAAGAAAAGGTAAAGCTTTTGACTTTCCTATAGACAGATTTTTCGGTATTAATATTGATATTGATTTACGTACCGACGATGCTGTGGTGTATGAAGTGCTTTTAATGGATGCTTTTCCTACTACTATGAACGGTATTGAGTTAAGTAATGAATTAGACGGTTTAGTACAGCTAAGTGTACAGCTATCTTACAGAAACTGGAAAAAAGTCACTAACAGAAAAACCGTTAAAAATAATAATCCTAAACCCCCAAACACTAGCTTAAGACCGAGAGCTAGACCAGCTAAATCACCTGTGAGAGGTCCTGCTGGGCAATAATTATAATGGAGTAAATTATGGCACTACCTAAGATTAATTCAAGTCCAAAGTATGAAATGGTAATACCTTCTACAAATGAAACCGTTCGTTTTAGACCGTTTCTTGTAAAAGAAGAAAAAGTACTAATGATTGCTATGGAATCAAATGAAAACTCTCAAATGCTTGGAGCTATTGTAGATACATTAGATAGCTGTATAGAAGGAGGAGTAAAAAGAGACTCTTTAACTACGTTCGATGTAGAGTATATGTTTACTAAATTAAGAGCAAAATCAGTAGGTGAAACATCTAAAGTTGGAGTTAATTGCGAGCACTGTGAATTACAAAATGAAGTAGTAATTAATATTGATGATCTTAAAGTAGAAGTAGTTGAACCTAACTTTATGGTAGAGTTAGATTCAAATATTTCCATTGAAATGAAGTGGCCTACTTATTCAACTATAGTAAAGATGAACCCTGAATCCAATGCTACAGATCAAGTGTTTGCTGTATTAAGAGCTAGTCTATCAGCTGTACACACAAGTGAAGAAAGAATTGATCTTAAAGATGAATCAGAAAAGGAAATACACGAGTTTATCGAATCTATGGATAGAGGTCAATTTGAAAAGATACAGCAATTTATTGAACAGATGCCTAATCTATCGCATAATGTTAATTTTAAATGTCAACATTGTAATGAAGAAAATAATATTAAGCTAGAAGGAATGCAAAGTTTTTTTTAGTATGTCTATCTCACAATGATTTAGCTACTCATTATCAAACTAACTTTTCTTTAATGCAGCATCATAAATATAGTTTGAGTGAGATAGACGAAATGATACCTTGGGAACGTGAAGTCTATCTTTCATTACTAATAGATTATTTAAAACAAGAAGAGCAAGCTAGAAGAGAAGCAGGTCACTAATGGCAGAATTAAAAGATGTAATAGAGCAACTTCAGGTTAACAATAAGACCTCTATTGATACAAATAAAAATCTTAGCAAACTAGTAGATAAACTTACAGGTGGAGATTCGCTTGAGGATAGGCTAAAGAAGTCTAGAGGAAAGCAATCTAGCACTGGACTTGTGGATAATATTAATGAAAAGGGATTACTTAAAGGTACAGGTACATCTCTTCTATCAGGCATTACAGGTATATTTGCAGCTATAGGAGGATACGTTACTAAATTTATTAGCGTGTTTAAAAAGGTTGGAGGGTTTATTGCTACGTTTGGTAAACTTGCATCTAAACTTTTTCTTCCATTAACTCTTGCTATAGGAGCTATATCCGGTATTGTTGCAGGGTGGAAAGACTTTACAGAAGGTAACTATTGGGAAGGTACAGAGAAAACAATTACAGGGTTTTTTAATTCAATAGTAGGTATACCTCTGGATTTGATTAAGGATGGAATAAGCTGGCTCTTAAAGAAAATGGGGTTCAATGAAACCGCGGCTATACTAGATGACTTTAAATTTACAGAAGAGTTTGCAAAGATTATATCCAGCTTGTTTGACGGAGTTAAAGAGTCAGTTAAAGTAGTTACAGATTTATTTAAATTTGAAGAAGAAGACAAGACAGCTTTAGGGTTATTAGGTAAACTTACAGATCTTGTATATGCTCCAGTTAATATGGCTATAGGGTTTGTAAGAGGTTTGTTTGGATTTGAAGAAACAGACGAGCCATTTAAACTGCAAGATTGGATTAGTGATAAAGCTCTTGAAGGAATAGCTTGGGTTAAAGGACTATTTACTTGGGCAGGTGAAAATATAGCAACTGGATGGACTAATCTAACAGATTACATATCAGGTGTTTGGGATGATATTAATACTTGGTTTACAGATAAATTCACCTGGGCTGGATATACGATTGCAAAGGGATGGACCAATCTAACAGATTATGTTGATATCAAATGGAAGTCTATCTTACGTTGGTTTACAGAAAAGTTTGAATGGGCAAAAGCTGACTTAGCAAAAGATTGGACTAACCTCACCACATTTGTTGGAGCAAAATGGCAGCAGGTAGTTGATTTTATTGATGAGAAGTTAGGTATTGATATTTCACAGCTACCTAACCTTGACTTAAAGGCTACCCTTAAAAATACATATGAAAATGTAAAAAATAATTTTATGTCCTCTATGGAAGACCTTGCTATCTGGTTTACAACAATGCCTAAAAAAATTGGATTGGACCTTGAAGAAGAATGGGTTTATGCAGTAAAAAAACTTAAAACTGGTTTCGTTAGATTTGGCGAATGGATTGCTAGTTTGCCAGATTCTGTCTTACTTGCAGCTTTAACAAAAGTCCAAGAGACAGCACCAAGAGTATCCTCATTTTTAGGAATAGATGAAAAAATAACAAACGCCAAAGATCGTCTTAAAAATAGATCGACTTTGTCAGCAGACTCTATTGAACGTATAGACACGTCTACTGCTAAGCGATTAGGTGAGATTAATAAAAAACGTGCAGATTTGGAAACATATGCACAATCGTTGATAGACGCAAAACAATATAATAATACTACTATGAATGGGTCTGTTGTATTACAACAAGACACTCCCACAGCTGATCCTCTCAACGGCGGGAGTGCTTATGATTTTATAGGGGCTAGATAATTAGTCGTCAGCTGCTAGCTTAGCAAAGTACGACATAGTATCATCCTCATCCAGATTAGTATTCTCTGCTGTAGAGATCTCTGGTTGAGGAGCACCTGTAGGTTGCACAGGAGCGGCCGCAGCAGGAGCTGTATAAGCTTGCGAAGTATCAAGAGATACTTGCTCACGAACAGTACGAGGAGCACTCTCACCTAGAACCATAGCAAGACGAGACTTAAGCTCATCATACGTTTTATAGTTCTTAGGATCAGTCCACTCAGACATATCATGCTGCTTATTATAGATAGCCTCTAAGTCGTCATCACTACCAGCAATTGCTGATGGAGACTTAAACGCAGAAGCATCGTAGTTAGGATAGCCTTCTACCTTACGAATCTTAACCGTAAAGTCAGCACCATTCCACATATCAAATGGATTAACAGGAGCCTCGTCAGGAAACTGAGGCTGCATAGAGTCCATAATCTTATCAAAGATCTTTTTACCAAAGCGATACATCTTTACTTGACCTTCGTTCTCTGGATTAGATGGATCTGAGATAATTAGTACGTTAGCAATATAGCGAAGATTACGCTTACGCTCACGCACGATACGTTTAGCTTCTTCAGAACCATCTTCGTTCCAAAGCTTGCTATTGCTTTCTGATAAAGGATCAGCTTGACCAATAGAAGTAAGAGACTTCTCTACGTACCATTGA